TTCTTGCATCTTCTACATCCTCCTCCGCTGTTCGGGGTGGTTCTTTTAACTTACTGTTTATGGATGAATTTGCGTTTGTTCCTGAGAACGTGGCTGATGAGTTTTTTAACTCTGTGTATCCCACAATCTCAGCCGGTCAAAGCACAAAGGTTCTGATCGTCAGCACTCCCAAAGGTTTGAATATGTTTTATAAACTTTGGAAGGATGCCGAAGACGGTCAAAACTCCTACACTCCGATTGAGGTTCATTGGTCAGACGTTCCCGGTCGTGACGATAATTGGAAAAAACAGACGATTCGGAACACATCACCCCAGCAGTTTCGGCAGGAGTTTGAATGTGACTTCCTTGGCTCTGTAAACACGCTCATAGCCCCTTCAAAGTTGAAATCGCTTCACTACACTCGTCCAAAGCAAGAGCGTGAGGACGGCTTGAAGGTCTACCATGAGCCAGAGCCGGAACACATATATTTTATGGGTGTTGACGTTTCACGCGGTAAAGATTTAGATTATCACGCAATTACAATAGTTGATGTAACTGTCGCTCCCTACAAAGTCGTAGCCCAATATAAAAATAATGAACTTTCACCGTATCTTTTGCCAAACCTGATTTATGCGATGGGCAAGCGATACAACGATGCCTACATTCTGACCGAAGTAAATGATCTGGGTCAAGAGATTGTTGATATTATGCACAATGAGATGGAATATGAAAATTTACTTGTCACCTCTGTCCGTGGACGAAAGGGACAGGTGATGGATGGTGGATTTGGTAATTATCAAACGCAACAGGGTGTGCGCATGAGTCCAAAAGTAAAGAAAGTCGGATGCACCATGCTCAAGGAAATGATTGAGCAGGATAAACTCATTATTGAGGATTTTGAAATAATTCAAGAACTTTCATCTTTCATCTCAAAGAAGGGGTCGTTTGAAGCCGAGGTCGGACACCACGATGACTTGGTAATCACTTTGGTTCTTTTTGCATGGGCATCTACCCAAAATTACTTCAAAGATATGACAGACCTAAATATTCGTGACCAACTCTATAAAGAAAAGATTGAAAAATTAGAGGAGGATCTAATGCCGTTCGGATTCATTGATGCAGGCACGGACGACATTGAAATTGATAGTGAAGGAAACGTGTGGAAAAATATTGATGATGGTGACTTCTCTTTGTAATCAGCATTTTGCTAAATACTAAGACCAAAAGGAGAATCGTTTATGGCATTCCAAGTTAGCCCCGGTGTTGAAGTCAAAGAAATTGACCTCACAAATATTGTTCCCGCAGTTTCAACGACTGCCACAGGTTTCGCAGGCTTCTTTGATTGGGGTCCGCTTGAGCAAAGAATCACTGTTACGAGCAACAATCAATTGAGAAGACTCTTTGGTGGACCCACCAACACAAACTCTGACTTCTTTTTTACTGCTTCTAACTTCTTGAACTATGGTGCAAACCTCCAAGTGGTTCGGGTTGTGGATCAAACCTCTTCAAAGAACTCTGGTACTTCTGGTGGGTTCTTAATTAAAAATGAAACAGATTATGTTTCCAAAGTAAACGCTGATTCATTCGGTGGTAATGTTGCCCTCGGTAGATTCCCCGGTGGTGAAGCGAAACTCAATACACTTGGTAACTCACTTATGGTCGCAATCTCTGATACAACACATCGTGCTGTTGGTTTGAGTGGTATTGTAAACGACGGTGATACTTGTGGGTTTACTTTATCGGTAAATGATGATGCAAGAATTATCGGAGGAACCACCTTTGGTGATTCTCTTGTTGTTAATGGGGTTGAAAGAGTTATTACTGCAAACTCCAATCCCGGTGGAACTTCTGGTACTTTGACCGTGACACCTGCGTTTACAAACAGAGAAGCCGGAGCAACAGAAGGATTGATTCAGTGGAAGTATGCAAATAACTTCTCACAAAGACTCCCAGCAACTTCGCAACACGCTGTTGATAAGACAGGGTTGACTGGTGCAAACGATCTTGTTCACGTTGCAGTTATTGATGAAAATGGTTTCTGGACTGGTCAAGCCGGAAACATCCTTGAAACTTATGACTCTCGTTCAAAGATCATTGATGCTAAAGATACTCAAGGTGCAAATATTTACTACAGAGATGCTGTAAAAGACAACTCTATCTACATTTTCTTGGGTGATCACCTCAAGGGTAAATCCGGATTTGCCACAAGTGGTTCGGATTGGGGTATCACGGCTTCTGATGGTATTACTTTCGCATCTCTTAATAAAAACTTCTACGGTGGTCTTACTGGTGGTCTTCACGCAACACCGTCTGGCGACGATTACTTCACAGATGGATACGAATTGTTCCAAGATCCTGAAATTGTCGATATGTCAGTGATTCTTGGTGGTCCTCAAACTGGCAACCAAGCAAAATCTATTGACACAATGGTGCAAGCAAGAAAGGATGCCGTGGCGTTCTTCTCTCCACCCAAGTCAGCGTTGCTCACAGGTGATGAGTTGCCTAGAGAAAGTTACAAACAAGTTGCAAATATTCGTGCATACAGAAACGGCACGAATGCAAGTAGTGAAGGTGGCACTGAAAACTTCACCACAGGCAACTTGAATATCTCATCTTCTTACTCTGTTCTTGACTCTGGCTGGAAGTTTATGTTCGACAGATTCAATGATGTCTTTAGATATGTCCCATTGAATGGTGATGTTGCAGGTGTCGCAGTCCGGTCCGACTTTGAATCCGAAACATGGTTCTCCCCAGCAGGTTTCAACCGTGGACAGATTCAGAATGTTGTAAACCTTGCTCTTAATCCAGTGAAATCCGAAAGAGATACACTCTATCAAGCAGGTGTGAATCCTGTGATCTCACAACCCGGACAAGGAACTGTGTTGTTTGGTGATAAAACTCTCTTGGCTAGACCAAGTGCGTTTGACCGAATCAATGTTCGTAGATTGTTCATTGTTCTTGAGAAAGCAATCTCAACGGCAGCCAAGTTTAGTCTCTTTGAACTGAACGACCGCTTCACTCGCGCACAGTTTAAGAACCTGATTGAGCCATTCTTGCTCGACGTTCAGGCTCGACGAGGTATCACTGACTTCCGTGTGATTTGTGACGAAACAAATAACACTCCAGAGATCATTGATAGAAACGAATTTGTCGCAGACATCTTTGTGCAACCAACCCGATCCATCAACTTTATTACTCTGAACTTCATTGCCACTAGAACTGGTGTGAACTTTGACGAAATCGCTGGTGTTGTCTAAGACCCATATAGATACTAATAAGGAGAATCTGAATGAATATTGAAGATTTCAAAAACAGCATTGGTGGTGGCGTAAGACCTGCACTTTTCCGTGTCGGTGGTAGAATCGGTGGACGAGGAACTGATCAGGCGGTTAGTTTCCTTGTCACGGCAGCAGCCCTTCCAGCAAGTAACATTGGTGAGGTCACTGCACCTTACCGTGGCAGAACTTTAAAGATCCCAACTTCAAGAAGTTTTGAAGATTGGCAAATTACAGTCTTGTCTGATTCAGACATGAGACTTCGTAATAAGTTTGAAGGCTGGCTAGAAGACCTCAACGGCTCACAGGACAATGTTCCTGAAAGAGAAATTTCTCTTACTAATGCTACTGATTTCCCAGATTGGTCTATTGACCAATTGGATAGAAAGGGCAATGCAATCAAATCATACACAATGAAATATTGCTTCCCTAAAACTGTCTCGGAAATTACTGTTGACGCAACGAGCGAAGACCTTGCATCCTTTACTGTTTCCCTTGGATACTCATACTTTATTACATCTGATGTGACTGTTGGTTACGGTGTTCCCGGCAACCGAACACCCGCGAACTAAGTGAGAATATATTATGCCTATTGAACTCTTTGGAATTTCAATAGGAAGAGCGAAAAAAGAGGCACTTTCACAAGCAACTCCAGTAGAGAAAAAAGCCCAGTCATTCGTACTTCCTGATCTTGACGATGCTATGCCAGTGGAGGCTGGTGGGTATTACGGTATCGGTGTAGACCTTGATGGTTCACTCCGATCCGAAGCACAATTTATTACAAAATATCGTGAAATGTCCATGCACCCTGAAATTGAGCAGGCTGTTGAAGATATTTGTAATGAATCTATTATCTTGAGTGAATCCAGAAGATTCCCTGTATCAGTTGTATTAGATCATGCAAAAATTAGTGATAGTGCCAAACAGTCAATTCAAAAAGAGTTTTCGTATATCCTGAGACTTCTTGATTTTAATAATAAAGGATATGAAATTTTCCGCCGTTGGTATATCGACGGTAAAGGTTATTTTCATATGATTGTTAATCCCACTCAACCCCGTAAAGGTATTATTGAAATGCGTCCTATCGACGCGGCTAAAATTAAGAAGATTGCAAAGGTCGAAAAGAAAACTGATCCTAAAACTGGTGCAAAAACAATCAAGGGTGTGAAAGAAGTCTACATCTATCGTGAAAAGCCTGCTGAGTCAACTGCTATTGAAATCGCACCAGAGGCTATCAACTATTATCCCTCTGGACTGTTTGATCCGTCAAGAACTCGCTCTGTTTCGTATCTTCAAAAAGCCATCAAGCCACTTAATCAACTTCGTATGGTTGAGGATGCCACTGTGATCTATCGTCTTTCGCGTGCGCCGGAGCGAAGAATCTTTTATGTTGATGTTGGTTCTTTACCCAAGAACAAAGCAGAGCAATACGTTCAAGGTCTGATGAATCGTTATCGCAATAAACTTGTTTATGACGCAAATACAGGTGAACTCCGTGATGACCGAAACTTTATGAATATGCTTGAGGATTACTGGTTCCCTCGTCGTGAAGGTGGCAAAGGCACGGAAGTATCTACGCTCGACGGTGGACAGAACTTGGGTGAGATGGAGGATGTTCTATATTTTGAAAAGAAACTTTACAAATCTTTGAACATTCCTATCTCTCGTCTTGAAGCCGACAATGGTTTCAATATGGGCAGAGCGTCTGAGATCAGCCGTGACGAATTGAACTTCCAAAAGTTTATTGATCGTCTTCGTGCTAAGTTTAACCTTTTGTTTATGAATGCACTTCGCGTTCAGTGTCTTCTTAAAGGTATTGTCAGTGATGTCGAGTGGTATCGTATTCAACAAGACATTCGTTTTGAATATGTGAGCGATTCATACTTCACAGAAAGCAAAGAAAACGAAAGCATCCAAGAAAGACTTAATATTCTTCGTGATATTAATGATAGCGTCGGTGATTACTACTCCCGTGAGTGGGTTCGCAAAAATGTGTTGCGTCAAACCGATCAAGAAATTAGTGAGATGGATAAACAAATAAATAAAGAAAGAGAACAAGGTTTACTACCGGAT